GTTTTAAACATCTGCACCGCCAGCGCGGTCTGGCCTGTGAGCATTTGCACCCACTGCGCCTTGCCCATTTTGTTGGCGGAGTCGGCAAAGATGCCGTACATGGTGCCCATGTAGTTTGTGATGGTGGCCGCGTCGGCCTTGGTGGCCTTTGCCAGAATATTGCTGGCCTCTGTGAACGCGGCCAGTTCGCCGTTCACCAGCCCGCCAATAGCGGACTGGATGTCATAGGATGAACGCACAAAATCGGTGGCGCTCTCACCATAGGCAATGGAAAAGCTCAGCGCTGTACGCTTCAGCGTTTGCAGCTCTTTTTCTGCAACGCTCAACGATCGTACTTCGCCCAGCGCTGCTTCCATGCTGTACACCGGTTTCATCAGAGTTTCTATCGCAAGATAAGATGCCCCCAAACCGAAGGCACCGCCACGGATAGAATCAAACCCGGCATTTGCGTTTTTCTTAACGCCGGTCAGCGTATTATTAATCCTGCTCAGCGGTTTGCTGACGTTATCCGTCATGCCCACCGTGAACATTAATTTTTGCAACGCTGAAACATTCATTGATTAATCCGGCCTATTTTTTCGCAAATGCTTTACCGATACCCGCCGCCACCATATCGCTGATCTGCTCCATGGTATTGCTGTACAACCAAACGGCACTGATTACTTCTTCATCCGTTGGGCTTTCCGTCTTCCAAATCAGCCGAGCCAGTATCAGCGCCTGCGCAAGTCTGTCATCACGCAGACGCTTAACGCCCCGGCTTATACCTTTACCGAGATTTCCAGCGCCGGCTTAAATTCGGTTGAAACAAAACCAGCCAGATCGATGGCATAGCCCTGATCCAGATACCCTTCCAGCACCTTTTTATCTTCCGGGTGTACAGTGCGCATCAGAAAGTTATTCGCCGGAGCCACTTTGTTATCAGGCATCATTTCATTCTGAAAACTGTTAAACGCCAGCATGTCCACCTTAAAACGGATTTCATCGTTACCCACTTTCAGGGTTATGTTTTTACCTTGTGCATCTGCCATGTTCGGCTCCTGTTATTTATTCAGCGCGTGTTGCACGCCAATTACGATTAAACTGACCATGCCAGATATGGCCACACCGATCAGCGAATGACGAATAACCACGGCCACCTTTTCACTGGCCTGCCGCTGCTGGCGTAAAAACGCCATGTCTTTCTGCGCTTCCAGATGGTTTTCGGTATCGAATCCCAGCCGCGCCAGCGCGTTATTGGTTCCATCCTCGGCGGCTTTCTTTACGAGTTTTTCCAGCCTGTCCTCGTTTAATTCCATAACGCCCCCGCTATTCCCGCGCTTTTTTCAGCCCGTCTTTCAACAACTGGTTTACGATTTCTTCCACGGTTTCTTTCATCAGTTTATTGGTCGTCATACTTGCCAGTTTCCGCAGCCCGGCAACCACCAGGCGTGTAATCAACCGTTCCACAATAATTTTCCAACCAATCCGCCCAATCAGAGCACTGATGGCATCAACCAACAATTTCCATGTCAGAGAATTGAATATCGCCTGAATCATGCTGCGCTCCCCTCTGCTGCTCCCCAGGCTTCCATATACGCCTTTAAGTAGTCATCAACCGTGGCGGCACCGGCTTCTGTGTTCCAGTGGCGTTTTGCGTACACTGCCAGCCCCTGCAGATCGTCGGCCTCTGGTAATGGCTCCGGTTTTGAAAACAGGTATACCCGCGCCATTGCCGCAGCCAATACAGAATCGGTCACCAGTCGCGCTGGCATGCATTTGCGCGGCACTGTCGGGAATTTCCCGGTGCGGCTCAGGTACTCAATACAAAATTCATAGGTCGCCGGTTCCATCTGGAACAGCCCCAATGCCGGGCCGCGCACCTGGCGGCAGAATGAAAACATGCCGCTTTCGTGGGCGGATATCATTAGCAGCAGGCGCACAGCGGCTTCTGAATCCGGCAGATTAAATCGAGACAAAGCCTGTTCAATGGTGGCCCGGACGGCCAGTGCAAGATTGCGGTTTGATACGTTCATAATGCCCCCTTAAATCAGGCCGAAACCGGAGCCTTTCACATAAGGCACGCCGTTAATTTTCACGAAGTCTTCACCGGTTACGTCATACGGAATCGTGACCGTGGATTTATCCGTGCTGGTCGGATCGATGTTTAGAAGGCTCGAAATTTTCATTTTGCAGCCGTCTGCATACACCGCCATATTCTCGGCAACTGCACCGCCGCCCACCGCGTAGGTGTGAATCGGGAACGGTGGCAGTTCCTGCCAACTTCCTGCAGCCGCTGCGGCAGTCGTCAGCAAATTAAACTGCGAAATATCCAGTACCAACTCACCACTAGCGGCTACGTCGCCCTCGATAAAGCCAGCAGGAACACCTTTGTTTTTTGCTACGGTGGTGTTGTCTTCAATATCCAGCGTCATGCTTTCTACATGCACCAGATAACCCATAATGCGCACGTCAAACGACTTGCCGCTGATGCGTTGTCCGCTCATTGCTATTTCTCCAGCCGGTTCAGATCAAGACTGATGTAATTGGTAATTTTTTTCGGACTGTTTTTTGGCGCCACTTTGGTTGCCAGCACAACTTCCGTGGTGCTTGTCCATGTGATAACCATGTCGCCGTCTTCAGGTTCCTGCACCAGCCCCGCTGCAGGCTCTCCGTTAATGGGTACCGCTTTTGCCGCATCACGTACCGGGGCCATAAAGTGTTCGGCGTAATACGCTGTGCTGCTGGCGCTGGCATTAAACGCGCGGTTACCGATTTGATTAATCATCAGCAGGCGCTGGCGGCGGCTCACATAATCGATAACGCGGCGGTTTTCATACACGCGGAAATCACCGTCTTCAGCATCAAGACTGCAATGATCAGCCCAATAAATGCCGTCTTTATCCGGGTACCACCAGGGCACACTGAAACCGGCGTTCGCCAGTTCTTTCAAATGATCCAGCTCCAGCGCCACACCATCACTGTCTGCGGGAATTTCGCCCAACCCGGCCACTGCTCCGGTTTTAACCCGCATGGGGCTATCACCGATGCTCACGTACTCGCTGCACAGGCGGCCAATAACCACGCCCAGATTGGTACCCATTAATTGCGGTACCAGATGCACCCGGTCATAAGTGTTTGCATCCAGAATGGCTTTAGTTGCTGTGATGTACGCCGCCCAGGTGCTGCCACTGTTGCCCGCTACTGGCGCATGAATAGTGATGTACTTGGCCCAGGTATTAATCGCGTTGGTTGTTGCTGCCTGCATTGCAGCAAGCTGCGCGGCGGTCGTTACTGCGTCAGTAAGAACCACCATTTCCGGGTAAATGTTATTCGGCTGACCCAGCGCAATTTCCAGCGCCGCTTCCCAATCCGAAAATGGCGTACCGGTTTCGCCGTCACCCAGGGCCGAATACAGTGGCACAACATACGCGGTCCAGTTTGGCCCCACGTTTTGTTGTGCTGCTTTGATCTGCATTTTCAGCGCGCTGTCTGCGTCGCCCAGAATGGCGTCCAGATCGGTGGCCGCGCCGATTGTATGAATGGTGGCGGCGGCGGTATCTGTCACGGCACTATCAGCGTTCTCCTGATTCAGGCCGATAAACAGTACGCGGCGTTCAACTTCTGCATTTCCGCCCTGGCTAAGGTTCTGTTGATTAATACTGATCGATGGTGTTGCCATGGTGGCTCCTGTTTACGCAGCTTTGCGCACGTCGTTCAAAATGTCGTTAATAAGATGGTTCGTAATGTCCTGCACATCGGCTTTATTCAGGCCGAAGAATTCACGCTGCGGCAGCGGAATATCCCATTGCTGCTGTGTCTCTTTCTTTTCACGCAACAGCCGCAAAATTAATCCAGCCTGTCCAACGGTCATGTTTTCCATAATCCAGCGCTGGCTAACACGACGGCTTTTTGCAGTTCCTTTTTTTTTACCGCCTTTGAACTTACCGGCAGGCTGTCGGTAGCCTTCTTTAATCAGGGCTTTTGCCTGAGCTGCAGTTGCATCAGCGTCATAGTCAGGCTCACCACGACGGCGTGCGGCTTGTGCCGCTTTTGCCGCCGTCATTGTGGTGGTAATACCTTCCTGATGAGCCCGCGCTATCTGCCCGGTTCTGTTTTTTGGAAATGTCACCGTCGCTTTATTCGCGCCAATAAATGCTTTCAGCTTTGATGGCATTTTCCGTAATACCGGCTTATTTCCGCGCTTACGTGGTGCAAACGACCGGCCGTTAATATCGCGCTGCTGCTTTACGTTTTCCTTCGCTCGGCGGATAACCGTTTTTGCCACATAGCGGTGATGTCGAACCCGCGCCCGTTTCGGCATACGCAGCACATCAATCTGCTGTTTCAGCGTTAAATCACCGGACAGCTTTAATGTCAGCATCAGCGCGCCCCCGTGGTCATGCCGATGGCTTCGGCAATACCCAGTTCATGGTTACCAAAGGTCCAGCGCTCGCCGTTGGCCACCACCGGTCCGTTACTGCTGCGCGTTAAATAAATTCCGTCGCGTACGTCCAGTGTGTATTCCACCTGCAGCACCTTGCCGCCGCCGCTTTGCT